CTCATTCGCCTTTTCATAAACTCCATGTGCTTATCGCTATGGTGTTCAGAATGTTCTTTTAGTTTATTTTTTTGACGAGTGGTAAGCTTCATTACACAGCGTTGGTAATAGCACCAGAAGTAATGAAACTTACACTTACAGTCTCAAGATCACCTGTTTGAGCAGTTAAAGTTGTATTCTGAACAATTCCAGTAAAACTTACTTTTTTAGTACCAGAAGTATCTAAAAATAGCTCAAATTGTGCATCTGCTGGATCTTCTGTTGTTAAAACATCAGCGAGTAGGTTTGCTGTTTCGTCACCACTAGCTGCTGTATATAAAAAATCAATAGAACCAGAACCAGAAATTAGTCCACCAACAAAACTTCTTGATGTTGCTCCATGAGCAGTCACATCTAAAGTATCTTTTGTTATATCAAGTGACCAACCAGTTGTAGAAACTATTGCTTCTGTTGTTCCAGTTCCGTTTTTAAATTTTACAGAACCTTCTTCTCCACGAAAAAATGCCATTGTCCTAAGAAAAAAGAGTATTTATAGATAGTTTAACTTGTTGTTGACTTTTTTACAGTACCTTTTGACATTTTTGCTTGATATTGTTCACATCTGACATCCCACAGAGCAGGATTGCGTTTTCCTTTTACTTTCTCGATGATGTCAAGCATTTCTGGTGTGATTTCGGTCATTTTTTACTCCTTTTGGTGGTTTTCTTTCGCCTATGTTGATAGGTTATCTTCTTTTTACCAGTTTTTTCACGTTTAAACCTTGCTTTTTCACTACTTGACATTTCTGAAGCAGTCTTAGGTGTCTTACTTGAGACACGTTTACTTGGTCTACAAGCAGGATAAGCTCTACTTTCGCCTTTGGAACGACCACATGGTTTGCCTGTTTTTACGTCAACCCATTTTTCCTTGAACCAACGGGTTAGACCACCACTACTTCTTGCCACGTTTCTTAGTTCCTGTGCGATAAGTTCCACCACGCTTTTTATA